TCATTCACCGTAGCCGCGACGAACTTCTTACGCATTTTGGCAAGGAAACGCTAAAAGACCGATACCTGTTACCGGGTGAATCTTACCAAGACCTTTTTGCGCGCGTTGCTTGCGCCTATGCTGACAATGCTGACCACGCGCAGCGGCTTTATACATATATGAGTTTGCTTTGGTTCATGCCGGCTACACCCGTGCTGGCGAATGGCGGGACGACGCGCGGCCTCCCCGTGTCATGCTACCTCAACGAAGTGCCGGATTCGCTTGAAGGTATTGAAGAGACGTATCGCGAAAACTTGTGGTTGGCGGCACGTGGCGGTGGTATTGGAACGGATTGGTCTAACGTGCGTAGCATTGGTGAGCGCGTAGGTGTTGTTGGCGAGACGAGCGGCATTATGCCTTTCATTAAGGTCATGGACAGCCAGACGCTTGCAGTCAGCCAGGGGAGCTTGAGAAGGGGTTCTGCTTCAACCTACCTCCGTATTGACCACCCCGAAATCGAAGAGTTTATTGATATGCGTCGTCCTACGGGTGGCGACCCGAACCGCCGCAGCCTCAATCTGCATCACGGCGTCATTGTAACTAACGCCTTCATGCGAGCCGTCGAGAATGACCAAGGTTGGGTTCTCGTCAGCCCGCGTGATGGGTCTGTTCAAAAGACCGTGAGCGCGCGTGACCTTTGGATCAAGTTGCTGACCGCACGTATTGAGACGGGAGAACCATATCTTCTGTTTATTGATAACGTGAATGACCTCGCGCCCGAAACCTACAAGGCGCACGGCAATAAGATTACGACCAGTAACCTCTGTGTTGAAATTTGTGAATTGACGGGCCTCGATCACCGCAACGAACGGCGAACCGCCGTGTGCTGCCTTTCCTCTCTCAACCTCGATTACTACCTCGATTGGTCGCTGCACCCCGCGTTCATCGAAGACGTTATGCGCTTCCTCGATAACGTCATGTCCGACTTTATCGACCGCGCCCCCGACAGCATGGCCCGCGCCCGCTACAGCGCCATGCGTGAGCGCAGCGTTGGTCTTGGTGTCATGGGCTTTCATAGTTTTCTTCAGAAGATGGGCGTGCCTTTTGAGAGCGCCATTGCGAAGTCGTGGAACCTTAAGATGTTCAAGCACATCAAAGCCAAGGTAGATGTGGCAAGCGTCGCCCTCGCTCACGAAAAGGGGCCGTGCCCCGATGCGGCTGACGCTGGCATTATGGAGCGGTTTGCCAACAAGACGGCGGTGGCTCCTACCGCGTCTATCTCCATCATCTGTGGTGGGGCAAGCCCCGGCATTGAACCTTCGGCGGCTAATAGCTACGTCCAGAAGACCCTCTCGGGCAGCCATGTGGTGCGTAACCCCCACCTTAAGGCCGTGCTCGCCAAGTATGGTAAGGACGACCAGGAGACGTGGGTGGACATTGGGGCGCGCAAAGGTAGCGTGCAGCATCTTGACTTCCTGACTGACCAAGAGCGTGATGTGTTCAAAACCGCGATTGAGTTGGATCAGCGTTGGCTTGTTGAACACGCGGCTGATCGCACGCCCTTTATTGACCAAGGCCAAAGCCTTAATTTGTTCTTCGCGGCGGATGCCCATAAGAAGGATATTAACGCCGTTCACATGATGGCGTGGAAGAAGGGCGTGAAGGGCCTCTACTACTGCCGTAGCCTGTCCGTGCAGCGCGCCGAGACTGTTAGCGAGAAGATCGCGCAAAAGTCTGTTGACGGGGCAGGCGAGAAGAAGTATGACGATTGCCTTGCTTGTCAGTAAAGGAGAATGGATAGTGGCCGAAGAATCTTTTAGTGATTTTCTTAAGCGCGTAGCGCCTGAATTGACAGAAGATCAGGTCCACGCAATCGTTCTGCGGTTTGCCGAAAACCTTGGCGCCGCGCTTGCTGACGCATACAGTGAGGGTTTTGAAGACGGTGTAGGAGCAGGAATGTGACGGTTAACGAATTTTCCCACCTTACAGCCGACGAACAACAGCGAGTGGTGGATAATATTAAAGCGTTTTTTCCAGAAGCACACCCAAGCAAAGCGCGATTTATAGCTCAGTTCATTATTAGCCTTGCCGAGCGTAAGTACGAGCACGGCGAGATTTTTGGTTTTGAGCGTGGCTTTAACGAAGGTCGTCGTATTGGTAAATCCGAAGGCTTTAACGCTGGACACCAGATAGGTCATCAGCGGGGCATTAAACAAATGGAAGGGAGTTGGTAAGTATGTATTCTGTTGATACCCTTTACAACATTGTAACTTTTGGTGGCGTTATCGCCGTAATCCTCGCGGTTGCGCTTTACATCGCAGACTCTAGTGGTTGGAGAGATTAACCCATGAGTAATTTGATGACACCTTCAGTGGGGTACAAGCCCTTCCGGTACCCCTGGTGCTACGAAATGTGGCTCCAACAACAGCGCATCCATTGGCTGCACGATGAAATCCCACTTGCGGATGACGTGAAAGATTGGGCGAAACGGATCACGCCCGCTGAGAAGAACCTGCTTACCCACATTTTTCGTTTCTTTACCCAGGCTGATGTGTCCGTAGCTGAAAACTATGTTTTTAACTACCTTCCGATCTTCAAGCCAACTGAAGTGACGATGATGCTTATGGTGTTCGCGGCGTCGGAATCCGTGCATATTGCGGCTTATTCGCATCTTCTTGATACTGTGGGGATGCCCGAAACAGAATATGTCGCGTTTATGCAAATTAAGGAAATGCGCGACAAACACAGTTATTATAGTAAATTTTCCGTAGATAACCCTTACGAGATCGCTAAAACTCTTGCCGCGTTTGGCGCCTTTACGGAAGGACTTCAGTTGTTCTGTTCTTTCGCAATTCTTTTGAACTTTCCCCGTTTTGGTAAAATGAAGGGGATGGGGCAACAGATCACATATTCAGTGCGGGACGAGACTTTGCATTGCGAGGGGATTATAAAGTTGTTCCACACTTTTTGCCAAGAACACCCTGGGCTTTTTGACGACAAACTCAAATCTGATTTGCTTGACATTTGTAAAACAACCGTAGAGCATGAAGATGCGTTCGTAGACCTTGCGTTTGAAATGGGTCCGGTTGAAGGTCTTACCGCAGAAGAGGTTAAGGCGTATGTTCGATACATCGCAGACAGGCGCCTTCTTCAGCTAGGGATGGCTCCGCACTATGGCGTAAAGAAAAACCCCCTGCCGTGGTTGGATGAAATTCTGAACCTTCCCGAGCATAGTTCGTTTTTTGAAACCAAGGCCACGGAGTATTCTAAAGGCGCAACAAAAGGTAACTGGTTTTAGACATGACTAAAAAATCGTTCTTGACTTGTGATCCGTTGATAACGAGGGCGGAAGCAAAGAGGCTTGGTTTGGTAAGGTATTATTCAGATAAACCGTGTCCGAAGAACCACGCTTCGGATAGGATGACTAAAACCACATCTTGCGCGCAATGCGCAAGTGAACGCGCTAGTGAATACTATGCTCTTCATGAAAAACGCATCCGCGAACGTGTTAAGAATTACGCTATTGAGAACGCCGCACAAGTCTCTGAATATCGAAAAGACTATGCGTCTAAAAACAAAGAGAAGTTACAATCTCTCGCGCGCGATTACTATAAAAACAACAGAGGTAAAATCCTTGAGAAGGTTTCGGAGCGATACCGCCGTTTCTGTGAAGAAAGTCCTGAAGTAGCAAAACAAACGTTTGCCGCAAGGACTAAAAAATGGAGGGAAAACAACCCCGATAAGTGGGCAGAGATAGTGAAGAACTACTATCAGGAAAATAAAAAAGAGCATAAAGATCGCGCGCGGCTTCATCGAGCACAAAATAGGGATATGTATAGGGAGTATAGTAACGCCCGCAGGGCGCGCAAACATAGCTCCCCCGGCAGATACACACCGGCAGATGTTTTATCTAAGTTAGTAGAGCAAGACTTTTTGTGTAGTGGCTGCTCCGTGAGTTTTAACGAGGTAAAATATACCGTAGATCATATTCTGCCGCTAAAGTTAGGCGGGACTAATTTTCCAGAAAACATACAGATTTTGTGTAAGCCATGTAATTCTTCTAAAAACAGTAAACACCCCGACGATTGGATTCCTAAAAACCCGCCTCCTAAAAAGGACACCCTTTCAGAATGACCCACATCATCGGTATCGACCCCGGCTTGTCCGGTGCCATCACTTTTCTTGACGCAACCACACACAAAATCTTAAACATTTTTGACATGCCTACGGTCACAGTCACGATCAACAAGAAGGAGAGGCGCAAGATCGCGCCGGCGCTTCTTGTTGATCTACTAAAGAAATATCCTGCTTCTCACATCATCGTTGAGAACGTAGGCCCGCGACCAAGCGAAGGCGCCGTGGGGGCTTTTAGCTTTGGCTTTGGTGTCGGTATTATTCACGGCATTGCGGCTGGCCTTGACCTTCCTCTCACGACTGTCCACCCCGCCACATGGAAGAAGGCGCTGGGTGTGCCCGCTGACAAAGGCGGGGCGCGTCTAGCAGCAATGGCGCGCTTCCCTGAATGGGCTGACTCATTTAAGCTGGTTAAGCACGATGGTCGAGCAGAGGGGTCTTTGATCGCGTTGTATGGGGCGACACGCTAAGCGCAATGACAGTTGATTGGCAAAAAGGACTTCGCACCTACCAAATCGAAGGTGTGGATTTCCTCTCTCAACAAATTACTCTTGAAAACCACCCCGCTAATTTTGACGAGCCGGGGCTTGGAAAGACCATACAGGCCATTCGCACAGGCGACAAACTCAGTTTCCGCCGCATCCTCGTCGCCTGCCCTGCCATCGCTCGCATCAACTGGTCACGCGAGTTTGAAACTTTTGGCCTCATCCCCCGTGCAATCCACGTCCAACAAACCATTAAGTCGCCAATCCCGTCAGATGCCGACGTGGTAATCGTCAGCCACGACATGCTTTCCAACAAGCACATCAAGGAAGCAATTCTTAACGCGCCTGAATTTGACTTGCTTATCGTTGATGAGGCGCATTGTTTCAAGAATCGAACGGCTCTGCGAACGAAAGCACTTTACGGTGAACGGCTCAACGGCCAAGGCGGGATTATCTCCAACGTTAACAGCGTCATCTTGCTCACTGGCACCCCTAACCCAAATAACTCGGGCGAGTTTTATACCCACCTAAGAGCCTTGGCGCCTAAGCGGCTTGAGACTGAAAACGGGCGTCTAACTTACGCCCAATTCATCCATAGGTTCTGCCAAGTGGACGTTATGCACTTTGGTATGCGAACGGTTGAGCGCATCCGAGGCAACAAGAACATTCCCGAACTGAAGGAACGTCTGAAGGGGTGGTATATTCGACGCAGGAAGGAAGACGTGCTGACGGAACTACCACCTTTGCAATGGGGGACGGTGGTGCTTGAACCCCCCAAAGGTGCCGCCAAGCAAGTTAAGGATGCCGAGAAAGACCCGAAGGTTAAGCAAATCCAGGCGGTGCTTGCGGCAGCTTCGGCAAAACACTTTGAGAAAGACACTTTGCTTGCCGAAACTTTTCTCAGCCAAAACAACGCAACGGCTTTAGCAACCATGCGACGCATTGTGGGTTTGGCAAAGGTCGCACCTGTTGTAGAGTTTATTGAAAGCGAAATGGAGGCGACTAACCAAGGAAAGATCATTCTGTTCGCCTATCACAAGGAAGTTATCGCGCAACTTACAGAGGCCCTCAAGGCGTATAAGCCTGTGGTGGTGACGGGAGACACAAGCAAGCCGCAGCGGCAGAAGGCCATTGATGACTTTCAAAACGACAAAAACACGCTTATTTTTATCGGCCAAATTACTGCCGCAAACTCCGCAATTACCTTGACAGCCTCAAGCAATGTGCTAATCATGGAGCCGTCTTGGATACCTGCCGAGAACGTCCAGGCTGCGGCCAGGGCGCACCGGATGGGACAAAAGAGCGATTCTGTGCTTGCTAGGTTTATTACCTTGGCAGGTAGCATTGATGAGGATATTACCCGCGTTATTAAACGCAAAACTGAGTCTATCTCGCAGATTATGATTTAGGAGAAACACATGGATCGCAATACCGCAATCGTTGAGATTGTTCTTAACGCTGCCGAGAATATTCGGCTTATGGCGCTAGACGCCATTGATAAGCTGGATAGTGGATGGTCGGAAGAATTGATCGGCACAGAAGGGCTTACTAACCTTTCGCCCGAGTTTACTACGGCGTTTAACGAAGCGATTGATCGCGTTTCGGAAAACAACGTCGCTTTGGCTGACAAGGCTGATGCGCTTCTCGAAAATAAGACTCCTACCTCCACAAGCACAGCGGTTGACGGTGAAAAGAAGAAACGCGGTCGTCCGCGCAAGAATCCCGAGGAATCTGAGGCGTCGCCCGCCGCTACAGTTGTCGCGGAACCTGAAGCCCCTACCCCCGCCAAGGAAGTTATTGAGACAGAAGAAAAGCCTGAATCCGTCAATGCCCTTGAAGACACTGACTTGCTTGAGTGGTTCAAGGCCAACCCCGGCGCCGCGAAGGAACGTGCGTTGCAATTTGCCAGTAAGCATATGAGTGATGCTGGCGTTGACGCTGCGCGTGAGCGAATTAAGGAAGTGACGGGCCGCGTCCGCATTTCGGATTGTGGCGTTGAAGAACTTCACAAGTATGTTATGTCGTTCAATGACTGAAGATCGCGTTTGCCCTAAGTGTGGTGGCGAGATTTGGCGTGACGCAGTTGATGTGGGCGTAGGGATCATTTACGGCCCTTACGGCTGCAACGAATGCGGGTGGTCAGAAAGCGAAGAATACGATTTGAGTATGAAAGAGACCGCGCTTACTGAGGATGGGGGTGCGATTGACCAGTGGGGCGGATATCACCCACCCGGCTCAACCATCGCGCTCGCGTATCGCTTGGCAGAAAATACGGATCGAGCACCATTTTCTTTGGTGGAAGTCGCTGATGTCAAGGAACCCTGGAATGACTAACACCCTTATCGCCCATAACACTCGCGCCCATGCGACTTTAGGCGCGAGTAGCGCGAGCCGCTGGATTAACTGCCCCGGCTCTGTTCGTATGTCCGAAGGGATGCCCAACAATTCCTCTGACTTCGCGCGTGAGGGCACAGCGGCGCACGAATTGGCCGAACGCTGCCTCACCACCAAGAAGCCTGCAATCTCCTTTCTTGACGAAGATATCGAAGGTTTTACGGTTGACGAAGACATGGCCGAAGCCGTGCAGATTTACGTTGATGCGGTGAACGAATCTGCCGAAGGCAATGAACTGTTTATCGAACAGCGGTTCTCGCTCGCGCCGCTCAACCCGCCTGTGCCGATGTTTGGAACTGCCGATGCCGTGGTTTGGGACGCCAAGGACAAGGTTCTTACTGTCATGGACCTCAAGTATGGCGCGGGCGTATCAGTGAAGGTGGAAAACTCTCCGCAGCTTTCCTACTACGCCCTTGGCGCCATGTTGGAAATGGAGAAGCACGGCTATCTACCTCGTGTTGTGCGTATGGTAATTGTGCAACCCCGTTATCGACACAATGATGGCCCGGTTCGCACGTTTACTATTGACGCCTACACGCTGCGTTCTGAGTGGGCCGAAGACCTGATGGGTTACGCTCACCGCACGCTAGACCTTGATGCACCGCTTCAGGAAGGCGATTGGTGCCGCTTCTGCCCCGCCCAAGCCAAGTGCCCACTCTTGCACCAACAGGCCCTAGCAGCCGCGCAGAGCGATTTTGACGATGGGTTTAGCCCACCC